CAAAATCAATTAAAATTGAATTTGTATATTTATTTGTTATTGTTGTTTCTAATTCTTCTGGAGGTTCTTCATCAACTGGCACCGCACTTTCACCATTAATTGAATATAAAGAAACTATATTGATTGTATAATTTAATGCAGAAATTTCTTCCGTTGTTAGAGTTCTTCCACTGCCTGTCTCTACATATAAAGAAGTTCCATCTTCACCGAAAAAATATCCTTGTGGAAACGCATCATATGTTGTTCCGCCATCTTGTTGCAATGCATTTAAATCTTGTTTGGTATCCGGTGAATACCCCATAAAATGGGCTAGTACTATTTGGCCATTATATTTCACTTCAACCCCGACATTGCTATAAGTTGAATCTAGATTTTTAACTAATAAACCAGATGAAAAAACTCGCGTACCTGCGGTGTGTGTTAATTTTTTAACAACTTCTATAAATTTAGAAGGAGCAACATCTGATTGTATATCATACGAATATTCTTGATAATAATCATTATCATGTAAAAACTTTTTACTTGATAACCATCCATCATTTGTAAAATAATTTTTTTCATTTATTTTATTTATTTTTAAAACTTGAAAAACTGTTTCTACCCCGTTTACAGGAATCTTAATATAAAGAGTATTCGATGAACTAGAAAATGTTCCGCTGATCTCATCTAATTCTAATTTTGCAATTAATCCACTATCTATTTCAGTTATAACCGATCTAATTTTTGCTTCTGATATCTTTATTCCTGAAGAATTTAATTCATATACTGTTCCGTTAATATAAGAAAATGCTTCATTATCGGTTCCAACTCTTATTCTCAAATATGTCTTCTCTAACCATTTACCATCAGACAATCGCAGTATATCTCTTTTTGGATAATATACTTCTATTTCTTTATCAAATAAAATTCTAAAAAGAAATCTTATAGAATTTTCTGTTCCTTTTGAATCATAAAATTCTTTAATATTTTTTAATAAATTTCTATAATTAGCCGCAGATCCAGTTTGAATATCTTTTGATATATCAATATCAAAATCTTGTGCTAATTCGTATTTAATTTTATCTAAAATATATTCAGAAACATTATCAATATCTCTATAGTTTTCTAAATTATAAGGTACTAAATTTGGATCATTTGATTTTTCTAAAAATCTATAATATTCTTTTAAAAACTCAACAAATTGTGGATAATCTTCTTTTACAAATTCTGGCAATTGATACTGCAATAATTTGTTACTTTCATTTTCTTTCACTATAGTAGAAGAAACATTTTCAAAACTAATATTAATTTCTGTATCTGGTAAAATGTTTAAATCTTTATTTACACAATACGCCTTTAAATTATTAATTCCATCTGTAGTAAAAATTGAAAAATTTCCTTTAAATGATGTTACTGTTTTAACTAAAGTATCATTTAAGAAAAAATTAATTGCATAAAAATTAATATCAGGATTTTTTAATACATAATTAACCGTGATAATATCACTATAGATTATTGTATCATCAATTGGAGAATTTAAAATAATATTATTCATTTTATCTTGTTAAATATCGTATTGTTATAGAATTTAAATCAGAATTATCTAAAACAATAAAATCATTTTTTGTAGAAAATATATCATTATACTTTGGCAATGCATAAATGCTAAGTAGATTATCATCTACTAGACTTAATGGAGAGAAAGTGGTTAAATTTATTAATCCTTTATTATAATCAACAGTTCCGACAGTTTTTAATATTTGTTTTACGCCTTCCACATCTGTGTAAACTACAACCATATTTTCTTTCCCATCGTCTTCTAATTGGCACAAAACATTTCCCAACACAGTATCAAAATAATAAAATCCTGTGCTTGTAATGACATTTGTTGTACACGATTCATTGTAATTTATTGCATTTTTAAAATCAATTGTATATTCTAGTGTTGATGTAAAATTTGGTTGTATTCTTTTTTCCATTTTTGTTCTTAAATTAATTGAAGTTATAGATTTATCCAAACCATCAATTTCATTTATCAATTCATTTGGATAAAAATCCGCATCAAAAATACCTAAATTTATATCCGAAAAGGTTAAAATTTGTTTTCGTATTTTATCAAGTATTGTTGTGGCAGGTTTTTTCATGTATTTTAATTCTAATATAACATCTAAAGTTAAATTTAAATATAAAACTTCAGGATCAACAATAACTGGAGTTATGCCTGCCACGCATCTATTTTCTATTAAATAATTTTCAATTGAATTTTTTTGATCTACAGATAAAAATGTATCATCGTATGGTTTTAATGCTAAAAACACGTGGCCAAATCTGGGTGGATTATTTGTTTCTCCTCCCCATGCAGCAACAGATTTAATATTTTGAAAATCTTTAGAAATTATATTCTTATAATCACTTAATGTTACTGCACGTTCTTGAGAGGTAAAAGATTTTGTTGCATTCAGTTTAATAGAATTTTTTGTTTCTTTTGCTTCTCCGCCAAACGAAGGTATTAATACTTTACAAGTTAAACCGTTTATATCTTGTACAGTAAATATTGAAGTAGAATTTTCAACACCAATGCCATTTGATAATACTGGATTTGTCGTCAAAAAATTTATTGTTATTTTGTTGCCATCTTTAAGAATTTTTCCTAAAATACCATCACCAAAATATATTTGATAATAACCATCACTATTTTCTTCAACAAAGTATACATTACTTTCGCCAGATATTTTCGTTATGTCTGTGGCTTCTTCCCACACATCATCATATCCCTGAGTATTATATTCATTTTCTTGTATCTTTACTTCAATGGTTGATATATCAACATTTTCAAATGGCATAATGAATTTTTGAAAGGGATTTCCTACGTCATAAATAAATGTTAATTCTTGTTTTTTTCCTTGTTTTATTTCAATGGATCCAGTTGAATATATATTTATTGCTCCTGTCGTTGAAAACTCCGAAGGTTTGAATGTAACTTCATCCAATAGAGTAAATAATATTTCTTCACCACTTGTTGGTGCCTTTGCCTTTAACTTTGTATATTTTGGAACAACTTGTGTAATAGGTAAATTTGCTGGTAAACAAGTTATTTCTACAATTGCGGTTGATGATTTTGCAGACTTGGGGGTGTAGCCAAGCATTTTTGCAATCGAAACAACAGATGATCTTTTAGTAGCACTATCCAAAAACATTTCACTAAAAACCATATTATTATAAAAAGATTGATAATATGTATTATATGCTAAAACATCCAATAAAATATTTAATGCAGAACCTTCAAAATTATAACCAGAAAATTTTGATTGACTTTTTAAAAAATTTAGTAAATTTTGTTTTATAGAATTAAAATCTATACTTGATATGTTTTTATTCATCTGGTTCTTTCTAGTTTAATATCTAAATCTTGATCAATCTGTTCTTGGCCTATTATTGTAAAATTTATACTAATGTTTAAACCTACATTTTTTTCATCATAGATAACATCTACTTTATTTATTGCGACTCTTGTTTCATAAATAGCAACTATTCTTAATATTTCTTCTTTTAATTGTCTTTCGTAAAAAATATCAAAATTTTCAAATAAATACTCTCTAATATTTAAATTTAAATTAACATTGAATGGTTTTTCTAAAAGATTATATAAAATAATATTTTTTAAAGATTGTTTTATTGCATCTGAACCTATTTTTATACTAACATCATTTGAAATTGGATGTTTTGTAAAAGACATATCTAAATCTGTTATATTAAATTTATTATTCATTTTCTTTTACCAACAAAGAATTTATTAATCTTCTATAATACAGCGTTATACTAGAGATGTAATTTTTATCTAAATCCTCTACATTTTCATAAGAACACCAATCACAGAATAAATGACCTATTTTCATGTTTTTAGAATCAAAAAATGGTATTATAATAAAACCAATAACATTTTTTGATTCTAAAAATGCTTTATAATTACTATCTTTTAGATCTTGCGTATAAATTATATTTGCTTCATCTTTTTGTAAAATTTCTATTTTATCCATAAATCTAGTTAAAAGTATTCCTTGGCTATTATCCATAGTAGAAGAAGTTCCCAACGAACACGATTCATGGGTAGTTGTTGTTTTTATAATAGATACTCCATCATAAAAATAACCACCATTATGAAATTTGCATATACCTGTTCTACTACAATTTAATTTTATTCTCATTTCAGTTAATAATTCGTCTATTTGGGAATGTATTCTGACGAAAGTTTTATCATTAAAAGATGTACTTTTGGTCTTTTTTAACAATTTTTTTAAATTAGTTAAAATTATACAAATTCCGCCCATCAAAAAAGAAAAAACGTAAGTTCCTACTGTAAAATATGTTTCTAAACTACTAGCTATTAACATAACTTTCCTTTTATTTGGATTTACTATTATTTATAATATCAACCAATATTGATATTATTAGAACCTGTAGAAACGTGACCACATGATGCAGAATCGCCTGCTCTGCACACAGAAATTCCCCCAGCAGTAACTTTTGATGATCCGGAAACCATTTTAGCAGAACAGTGGCTATTGCAACCGGGCACCCCACAACAAACATGAGAAGATACAGCAGAACCAATTGTAGCAATAGGAACACCATTACACAAAATTGAATTATTTCCTGTTATTATAGTTCCCCCGTTCACTGTATCAACCCCGACTCTGCTGACTCCTGGCATTAATTTTCTCTTTCTAAAGATACTTGTTTAAATGAATTTTCAATATTTTTATATTGAGTGTATTCTATTATTTCTTTTTCTTTTGCTGTATTTTGCGGATTATTATTTGCTGAATCTGGTTTAGTTCCATTTAAATCTAAATTGGTTTCGCCATATATTCTGATAACACTCTTTGAATAATAATTTTGAGTAGCACTACTTGTTATATTGTAATTTCCTTCTGAAAAATGTTCGTGCTGCATAGATTTGATACTGGTTTTCCCACCAATCCATTCAGTTTTTCTTTTTCCTATGTAAATTTGTTCATTTTCCATTATTTTTAACAAATAATCTTTTGATACTTTTGCTTTGTAATTACCATCTGTTTGTATTTCTATATCACCCTTTGTTATATTTTTAATACCTTTATTTGTATCTAAAGTATATGTTCCTTCATATATAAATTCTTCTTTATTTCCGGTAACTTCTTCTAATCTGTCCATTCCTATAACAGTATGCATATGTCCGGTAACTTCTAAATTATAATCACCATCCACATAATGATTATAATTGCCGTTTGTTTTTATATTTAAATCACCATCTTCTACGTTTAAATTTACATCACCATCATCCAGTTTTATATTTAAATTACCACCTTCTAGATGAAGATTTACGTTTGCTTTCCCCATAACTTTAATATCTAAATTTACATTTTTATCTTTTGTATTTTTTATTTCATCTTTATTTATTACAATTTTAACACCTTTATCTAATGTAATATTAGTAAATCCGTCCACATGGAACCACAGGTCTCTATAAAAACTCAACCAACCATCAGTAACTACTGTTCCTGTAAAAGATCCGCGCGGCAATATTTCAAAATTTGTACCAGATCGATGCATCATGTGCAATCTTTCCGATCCGGGACTGTCGTCAAATTCTACAATATGACCAGATTCTGTTT